CCCCAGCCTGCGAGGACGAGCACCTCGGCGATGCGGTCGCCCGAGAGCACCTTGTTCGAGGTGACGGGGTAGCCCTTTTGGAGCATCGTGCCTGCGGTGTATCGCTGCTGAATTTGCGCCTGCGGAATTGAGACGACGTTGGAGATGACAATCTCGTCCACCTGCCCGTTGAACGAGGGGGCAGAGTTCGAGGGGTTGGCACCGATGAGCAGGTTGCCCGATGAGCTCAGGCTTGAGCCAGTCAGCCCCGTGATGGCGGTGAAGGTGCCGTCGCAGTAGAGGTAGGTAGTCGTGCTAATCGTGACGAGCCCGACGTGGTGCCAGTAGCCGTCATTGACTGCGATGTTCGAGGAGACGTTGAAGGCAGGGGTCGAGCCCGTCCACGCTTCTAACTTGCCCGAGGTGCCGACCTTGATTTGCACGGTGGTCGAACTGACTAACTGCGTGACGAGTTGCCCGTTTGTCTGCTGACCGAGAATCCAGAAATCGAGGCCACCGATGCCGGACTGCGCAGGGAGGGAGATGTACCCTGAGCCCTGGTTCGATGCGCCGGAGAGGTCTGCGCAGCCGTTGGTGTCGTAGATCAACACGCCGTGCTGAGGGTACGAGACCTGCCCGACGAAGGTTCCATTAGCGGCGCTCGAGGTCAGGTCGTAGACGGTCGTGTTATAGGCCACGCCTGCGCCGGTAGAGGTGTAGGGAGCGGTGACGGAGACGGTGAACGAGTTCGCCGAGATTGCCGTGACGGTGGCGTTCGAGACGTTGAGCGCCTGATTACCCCCGAGCCCTGAGACAGTCACGTTGTCCCCGACCTTGAAAGCGTTGCTCGTGCAGTAGTAGGTCACGGTCGAGCCACTGCCGACTGCCGAGGTGACGACGGTGCTGGAGTAGTTAGAGCACCGATACCAGTTCTTCGTGGCGGCTGAGTTGGCGTAGGTCTGCCAGAATGAGGGGCGGTAGAGGTACTTGAGGCTCAGGTACTTCGTCAGGTCGGTGGCTTCGATGTCGAGGTCCGAGTTGAGTTGGTCCCCGACCTTCTCTCGGATGGTGTCAATGATGCCGAAGTAGATGGGGTAGGTCGTGCCGCTCCAGGTGGCCTGAATTGCGACCGGCATCCGAGGGGCGATTTGGTTCGTGTTGTTGAAGAAGCCGTCTCGGTTGTTGAGCGTCATCTTCAGCGTCGACGCTTCGACACGATCGAGGTAGTGCTGCTTGCCGGTGCGAGTGGAGAAGTCTCGGACGTACTTGCCTACATAGGTCCAGTAGGAGTTCGAGGCTCCCGAGGCAGGGAGGGCCTGACCAGTCGAGGCGATGAAGTTCGTGGGATTGAAGCCAATCCATACGTCGATGACTGGAAGCGATGCGATGGTGGTCATCGTAGCCTCCGCTTCGTCGTAGGTGCTGGCTTCTGCTGCTGAGCCGTGTGTCCGTACAGGTTCCCCATCGAGCGTACCTGTTTCGTCTGCGAGATGCGGATGGCCTCAGCGACGGCCTTGATGAAGGCAGGGTTGGAGACGAGCTTGTGAGCGAGGACGGTGAGGTCAATGTCAATCTCTACATTTTCCTGACTCATTAGGAGATTTTGACCTTGAGTGAATAGTTGCGCTGGAGGTCTTGCTTAGAGAAAGTGACCAGAGCGTTGTTCGCTTGAGCCTGGGTGATTTTGTGCTTGTAGAACAGATTGTTGATTTCGTCGAGTTGCTTGCCGAGCACTTGGATTTGCGGCCCATTGGGGTTGAGCGGATTTTGGATGCTGGTCACTCCACCGAGAGCGTTCGTCGTGGCGTTAGAGGGAATGGTGGGCCCCGAGACTGGTCCACTCCCTGAGAAATACATGGCAATCTTGTCGAGCAGGGTGCCAGGTGCTCCGAAGATTGAGCCGGTTCCTCCGCTTTGAGTGTAGTGAACTTGATCCACAACAGCCTTCGCACCCAGCGCAGCAATAACAGCAGGGCCACCGATGTCGGAGAGCAGATTGACAGCACCAGCGCCGAACTTTTTAGCGAATCCGATAACTCCACCAGCCCCACTTGAGGCGAGTTCCGTGTCAGCAATAGCGAGTTCAGTAGCGGCGGCGGCGGTGTTCGCGGCAATCTCCGTGAGCAGTGAGATTTGGGTGACGGCCTGCTCGCCAGTGACGACGGACTTGACCCCTCCGGCAATCTTGCCGAGACCCCCGAACAGTTTGCCGAGGCCCGAAGCGAGTTTGTAGACGACAGCCGTAGCGAAGATGCCGATGGTGGCGGCGGTGGCAATCTTCTGAATTGGTGGGTGCTTGTCGAAGTATTTGACCGCTTCCTGCGTCCAGTTCGCTAGCGTCTCGACACTAGGCAGCAGGAGAAGCCCGAAGCCGGTGAGGGCGTTCTTGGATTGCTGTTCTAATTGCTTGAGCTTGAAGTTGAGTTGCTCAGAGGTGAGCCCGAATGTGAGGTCAAGTTTGGCTCCGCTCGAACTTTGCAGGTTCTTGTTAGCGTCGGCGACTTGGTTCAGGTTCTTGGCGAGGGTCGAGACGAGACCGATGGAGGCAGGGCCGAACGTGTCCTTGATGAGCGTATTCATGGGGATGCCGGTCTTGCGTGACTGCACCTCCAGCATCTTCAGCACGTCCACGAGGCCAGTGCCAGGCTTGCGAGCGGTGGCGGCAAGTGTCTCGGCGTTGAGCCCGAGCGCCTTCATCTGCTTCGCCGAGGCAGAGGTGGGGTTCTCAATCTTCTCTAGACCCGTTGCGAGCGAGGTGTAAGCCTTCGCAGTACCGAAGCCAGCCTGAGACGCTACGGACGAAACTGAGGCCATCTCAGCGAGGTTTAGGCCAGCAGCAGCGAGTGCGCCTCCGACCTTGCCACTGAGCACGCCGGTCAGTTGCTCCAGCGATCCGACGTGACTCTTGTTCGCTTGCACGAGCAGGTCAGAGATGGCAGCAACGCTCATTCCCCGAGCGATTTGCAGGCGCTGAATGGCGACGACGGACTGAGTGGTCGAGACCACATCCCCACCAGTGATGGCTGAGGCCTTCGCTGCGGCGTTCACGAGGTCGTAGGCAGCCTTGCCTCGATAGCCAGCCTTCTCCACCTGCAAGAAGGCGTTGCCGATGTTGTCCGACGAGATGGCGGTCTGGCTCGAGATGTTGAGGATGCTCTTCTTGAGCGAGTCCACTTCAGCAGTCGTTGCGCCCGACTGGTTCTGAATCTTGTCGAGGACATCGTTGAACTTGAGAGCCTGATCCACTGCGTAGCCAGCGATTGCCCCTCCGAGACCGATGACGGCGGTGGAGGCTTTGCTGGCGAACTTGTTGAACTTGGTCGAGGAGGCTTCGGCGGCGAGGCCGAACTTGCCCATCTTCTCCTCAGCCTCGGTCATCTTCGCCATGTATTCCTTCGTGTCAGCGAAGAGCGTGGCGATGACGGGGTTTAGCAATCCCATGATTACTCCTGAGCCTGATTGAAGAGACGGTGGGCGAGTGCGTTGAGGCGCTCTGATGCGTTGTCCACGCCCATCGCCATGAAGGGGAAGGCTGGCGCAGAGATGAAGCGTGTGCCGAACTCGACGAAGGGTGCGTAGTCCATCGAGGGGCCGGTGCCGGACTCCCAGCCCTTGCCCGACTGCCGGACGTACTTGCGAGAGATTGAGCTGCGCAGGTTGCCGGTGCGGATGGTGGGGTTGGGGCGCTGGGCTTTGTAGGGGCCGGTGCCCTTGTAGTAGACGTGGCCTGACTTGGAGACGGTGCGAGAGCCACCAGGACGGGCCCTGAATTGTTCCTTAGCACTATCGCCGATGATGTCGGCTCCCTCGGTGACGAATTGACGAGCGGCGAGGCTCATCTTCTCCATGTCACGCTTGAGTTGGTCGTTGAACTCGGGGATTCCTGAGACGATTACCCTAGCCACGCTCGACCTCTCTAAAGACTTGATCTATTGCCAGCAGCCAGTCCGTCACCTGCCGAGGCTGGTCGAGGAACTCCTCGTGCGAGCCTCCGAGGGCTTTGCGGAAGCGGTACTCACGAGTGAGGTCGGACAGTTCAGCGTCCACCTCAGTCGTCTTGCCCTCGAGCGCCGCCTTTAGTTTGCCGAGGCGACGGTAGGGGCTTTTGGGTCGGTGTCAGGCTCCGTGTTGATGCCTGCGCCGTTGAACTCATTACCACATCCCTCAGCGAGTGCGTCGAACGTGGCCTTAGGCAGGTCGAGCACCGACTCGAGGGTCGGCAGGTCGCCCAGCGTCCACTGCTTGACGAGCCCGACGATTAGCTCAGCCTGGTAAGCGTCCATCGCCTTCACCTGGTCATCCGACAGCGTGCTGTACGCTCCCCACGTCTCTGGCTTCGTGTCATCGAATCCGAGGGAGGCGAGGTGTGCAGCAACACTGGCGGCTGACAGGTACGCCCGAGAGATGGAGCGAGTTGTGCGCTCGCTAATTTCGTCTCGAGAGGCGATGACTGCTGACTGGTTGTTGGGTAGTTGGATGATTGGCATTGTTCCCCTTCTTTCTTGGTTAGTAGGCGGCGGACTGTCCGTTGATGGTGACTACCTTGATGGGCGAGTAGCCGGTGGCAGAGTCGGTGGTGTTGGCGTTGGCGGTGAACTCCACCTCAATCTCGGTGTATTCCTTGCCTCGGGTGCGCTTGACGTTGTGGAACTGCGCAGTCGTCATGGTCAGAGCCACTGAGTGCTGGGTGCCACCGGAAGCGTCGTTGGGGTCGGTCAGCGTGATGACAATGGCCTGAGGCGAACGGGTGAGACCGTAGGCGCTCGAGCCGGTGGTGAACACGTCAGCGTTCGTAGCCACGACGAGCGTGAACTTGCCTGTCACTTCGATGGGGCCAGCGAACAGGTCGTAAGGGGCCTGCGTGCCGAGGGTGTAGATCGCCTGCGTCTTGCGGTTGATGGTCAGGTCGCCGGTGGTGACGTTGGTGTACGTCGTGCCACCGATGGAGACCGTCGTGTCCCATGCCGGAATCAGGTGCTCTGAGCTCAGGCTCTGCGAAGCGAAGACGGTGGGCGCTGAGGTGTAGGAGGTGTAGGGGTTCGCCAAGTACTTGATAGTGGCCTCGGCTGCGGCTTCTGCTCCGAAGGTGATGGCGAGCGAGTCGGCCTGCGATGCGGTGGTGGTGAAGTAGTTCGCACCGTCGAAGTCGAGGATGGAGTAGGTGGGGGGCTGCGAGCCGGTCGAGGCTGAGTTGAGCACCTTGATGGTGTGGGTGTAGGCGGTCGAGCCCGTCACCGTGTCAGCGCCACCGAGGATGGACTGAGCGAGCACGGGGAAGGTGTCGGCGAAGAGGTAGGACTTGAACTCGAACTCATCGTGACGGACACCCTGCACCTGGTCGTAGACCGTCGTGGGCGAGCCTCGGAAGGCTTCGTCACGGAGGAACATCTGCTGGGGAGTAATTTGCGGAGTCGAGACCGGAATCCACGAAGGCGTGCCAGTCGTAGGCAGCGTGCCTGGAGTGACTTCCTTGATGATTCCGAGATAACTATTGGCTGAAAGAAAGGGCATCGCTAGTCCTTAGTTTGTAGGGGTAGAGGTTGGGTCGGCTTCGGGTGTTGTTGGCGCTACAGGGGCTTCTGGGGCGCTCTGCGTCGCTTCTGCGGCAGTCCAGCGTCCGTCGCTGGGGTCTGCGTCGAGGTCGTAGGTCTGACCTGGCTCGGCGACGAGCACCGCACCATTGACCACGATGTTCGGATAGGTGCGCTCTTCGCTGTCAGTGAACGTGAATTGCATGATGCTCCTTAGGAGATGTAAGAGTTGGAGTTGGTGATTTCGATGACCGTCACTCGCACAGTTGAAACTACCTGAGTGACGCTCGCTGAGCCGTTGATTTGCCGAGGGTAGTACGAGACGACATCGATGTCCTCGCCCCCGAGCGTGGTGCCTTCGCCCCACTGGAAGATGGGCCCCGAGCCTCCGCAGTTCTTCGATGCTCGGATGGCGTTGGTGAATGAGTCGAGGAAGGCTTCGGAGTCTGCGCCAGCGTCCTCGGTCTTGCGCTTCGAGCTGCGGAAGATGCAGGTGAAGACGACGGTGTAGGCGATCTCTTTGCCCCCACCCGTTGCGCCGGTCAGTTCGATGCGCTTCTCTCGTTGCGCTTCGATGTAGGGGTAGACGATGCAGCCGGTGGCGTGCCCTGGGTCTTCGTTGTCGTAGAACTCGCCCTCGGGGGTGAACTTGGCAGGGAAGGTCTTTACGCTGGCGAGGTAGGTGATGCCGGCGTTGTTCAGGTAGTTCACGAATTGCGTGCGTACCGTCTCACGGCTCACTGACGGCCTCCGATGACCTTGAAGGGCTCGAGGAGGTCGTAGCCCTGCATCTCATCTTCCATGCTCGTCTGCGTGCGTGCAGAGACGGCCTGAGGCTCGCCAATCTCGTTGATGACCAGTCCACCCTGTCCACGCTCTTTGACCATCGCCACGACGAAGTGGATGACGGCCTGCTTGACGGCGGCAGGCATGGTGGAGGCGTTCACGCCGATTCCGTGAGCGTAGAGGAGACCAGAGGCGAGGGTTATAACGTTCCCCGTCACAGAGGAGACCTTGCACGTCTCGTCCTGCATCCCGTCCCAGATGGTGAAGTTCATGCCAGCGAAGAAGCCGGTCGTGTCGGTCAGGGTGATTGACGTGGCCCCGACTGCTGCCGAGGCGGTGAGGAATGAGTTGCCCCAGCCGTTGATGTAGGAATACTGGCACCACATGTTCGTCTGGTAGCCCCAGCGTCCTCCAGCGATGCCGAGGTTGCCGAAGTAGAGCCCGAGCGTTGAGGGTGCAGTGAGGATGAACTGGTCACGATCGATGGCGACGTTGCTCGAGGAGATGGTGATTTCTTGGAGACCAGAGCCAGGGCCCCAGCCGACCTGCACGTCAGTCACGGCGAGGATGGGCGAGAATGACGGAGTGAAGGTGATGTTGCCGTCACGAGAGGGGCGATACCAGCCGTTCTCCGTGTTCACGGTGGCGTTCAGCGTTCCCATCTTGCCGTAGCAGAAGATGTCAGCCTTGCTTGACGCTCGCTTGATGAGCTCAGAGAGCGCACGGTCCTGAGCGACGATGCTGGCGTTCTCGATGAGGTTCGTGAAGTCGATGGCGGCGGCGGTAGGGGAGAACTTGACCTCGTTGAGCGAGACGTAGGGCTCGATGATGCCTTCGGTCTGATAGAACGGGGCGATGACGGTCATTGTTCTTCTTCCAGGTTGGTCCCGTCGCACTTGCCGCAGTGGTCACGGTAGAGAGAATTGAATCCGCAGTCGAGGCACTTGAAGCCCCGAGCGTTGCGGAAGTTGGTGCCAGCGACAGCGAAGTCGCCGGACTTGACGAGAGCCTTAGCGGTCTGGCCCTCGATGTGGAAGGTGCCGTCTTTCTGACGGGGGATGACCTTGCCATCGTTCACTTGTAGTTCTTTGAGGCCTGCGTCTGAGCCTACGAGTTTCATTACTGCTCCCTTCGAGACTGGGAGGGGAGCAGGGCTGGTGGAAGGGGATACACCAGCCCTGCTCGACCCTCGGTGCTAGGCAGTGGTGCCTAGCGGATTTGACTAGGCGGTGAGGCCCGTCACGATGCCCGACCAGGCTGGCGCACGGAAGGCGAGCGAGCCGTAGGTGTACGAGCTGATGTCGTACGAGAAGCCAATCTGAGGCCACTCGATGATCATCGAGTCCACGACGTTGTGCGCTTCGACGGTCTGGCTCACGCCGGAGTCGGGGAAGGGCAACTGCTTCTGGTGGACGATTGCGACACCGGCAGGCATGAAGCGGTGCGTGACGAGTTCGACCATCGTTCCGGTCGCTTCGTTCTGCAGAGCGTTCACGAGCGAGCCGAGGACCACGCCGTTGTCGCCGGTCTGGTAGTTCAGACGGTAGGCGGCGTTGGACGAGTTGGTCTGAATCGCAGCAGCCAAGGCACGACGGATTGCAGCCGTGGTGATGACAAC